ACATCCTGCAGAGTTCCGAATTTCATGGGAGTGGGGTTGGCGGCGGTGTTGCCACCGACGGGAAAGCCCCACAAGGTACCTGCGCCAAATTCAAACATTTTTCTTTCTCGTTTTGGGGAGCCGGCCCTGCACTCCCATAAATTGAAGCCGCGGATCGACTGCGGTATGTGAGCTGAATGCGGTATTTACGCAGTGGTAAGAATTTCTATGGGCACCACGGCGAGCGCCATGGAGCCAATTACGTTTTCAACGATCTCTATCTTTCCTTCAATACGGCAGTGCGAAACCTTGCCGCCAAGCGACTGCGCAATTCCCGGCGTGGCGCTACGAATGGCCGCTTCCACGGCGTCCAGAAGTGAATTGAGTTCAGTGGAAGGGACCGAGGTCGGTTCGCTGTCACCCGCTGTATAAAGAACAAGATCAACCGTCAACCTGGCATGAATTGGCAAACCGTTCACGCTGGTTCCAGTCAGTTCATCCTTCTGCACCTGATAGAGCGACGGACGGTCTGCGGACGAGAGCTGCGAGGGATCCTGCCAGCGCCGGCTGACCATTTTGAACGGACCAGCCGGCGTAAGGAGCGCGCCCTGCAACACGGAAAACAACGCGGAATAAATTTGCTCACGAGGAAAAATCACTCCGACACCTGAACTTGCTGGATTGCCTGCTCAAGCAGATCAGGCAAAGCCTGTTGAAGATCATTGATCGCGGGACGCAGGTAAGGCCGTGGACGGATGTAAGGACGACGCCCGTCTTTCTTCTTGAACGGACCCGCCCGGCCGGCGAAGCCTCCGTATTCGTGAATACGTGCGTACTTCAGATCCGAACCGATACTTACCGTTAAACTTTGGCCATCAATTTTGGTCTCTATCGATTGCAGGACAGAGTTCAGCAGATTACCGCTGCGGGACGTCAGCAGATCACTGGAACTGCCCTTGCTCGCCGATCCGGCAAAATATTTTGGTACTGCCGTGCGCAGTAATTGGTAAATGAGCGGTTGCAAGGCCTCATACACCTGCGTCACCACGCGAGGCGCAAGCCCGGCAAGCCTCTGCTGGAGCTGCTGGATGGCGGAATCGTCAATTTGAACGCTAATCACAGGGCCAACCTCCTGTACTGGCTAAAAATGGCCATGGAGCGCGGTGGAACGTCGCCCATATCGAACGACACATTCACCTGGCCGCTCATGCTGTTGGATTTTTCGCCAATGCGCACGCGCTGGCGGTAGGTCAAAGCGAATGCTTCGATCGCCGCCTGCTTCAGATCGAGGGGCACGCTCGGGTAGCCTGCGGAATACGAAAGCTGGACATTCTGGACGCCGCGGCAAAAACGAAAGCCGCGCAACAGAATGCGCCGCCCATCCCACAGGTAGCCTGCGGTAGTAGAAGTTGTGGCCGCCTGGATGCTGACTCCATCGATACTGACGCTGGTGACAGAAATGAGGGGGAAATTGCGCGGCAGCAGCCGGTCCGAATCATTGCCGTCATAGTTTTCCGTCAGCGGTCCGAGCACCGACGACAGAATGTGCGGGCGATCGATGTACTGCAACACTTGCAGACTGGCGCTAGTGATAAGGCTTTGCAGAGTAACGTCATCGTTGTTGCCCTGGTTGGGCAGCCACGATTTAAGTTCTGCAACGGTGCAAAGATCGTCAGGGGCGGCGGCCATTGGTTACCTCCAAAAAAGCAGTTCGCAACGCAACGCTGTTGTGTGAAAATTTGAAAAAGAGAAAAGGCAGTCTGGGTCGGGAAGCCTCAGACTGCCTTCCTTCTCCTTCAAGCCTGCTGGTTGGCAGGCGAGGAGCATCGGCGGCGATTCGCGGCAATCAAGCCGCCGATGAATTCGTTTATCCGTTGGCAACGTTGGCAATCACGCCAAGTGAGAACGGTGCGCGGCAGACGAGAACCTCGTCGGCATATACGCCATAGACATACTGGCGCGAGACGACGGGCCACTCGATCTGGTAATAGTCACGGCGGCAGCGGACAAAAGAGACGTTGTCCACGCCGGAAAGCGGGTACGGAATCTCCGAACTGTTGAAGAAGATGGTCCCCGGAGCGAGGTTAGGATGGATGCGGATATCCAGGAACTGCTGCGTGAACTTGTTCCAGTATTTGGCGATACTGGCGCCGCCCAGCAGAGCCGGCTTATCATCTTCCGATCCGGTGCCGCCCGGCAACGTGAAACGGAACAGCGGCACGCCGCCGGAAGCAACGATCTTTTTGTTGATGTTGCGCGCTTCCTGCGAGTTTACCCAGATTTCCGTGGGGCTGAGCCGCTTGTTGTCCCAAAACCACTGGAGAGCCGTATCGATTTCAACAATGCCGTTGGCCTGGTCGGCGGTGAGAGTGTTGCCGTCGAGCGAGGCGAAATAACCGGCATTGGATTTCAATGCTTGCGTGAGAAACCCGTCAAAGACCAGAGCGTTGGCTGATCCATCTGTGTTGGAATTTGCGGCGTTGGCCAACTGCGTGCCCGCAACCGGAGCGCTGATGGTGACCTTGTTCACGGTGTTGATTGTGTTCAATGTCGCAGTTGCAGCGCTGGTGCCGATATACCACGCGTATCCGGCTGCACCCTTCACAGCGGGTACAGTAGCGACCACGGTTTGCTGGCCTGCAGTGGTTACGGCAGCGGAAGATGCAGCACTGATAGCGCTGGCCCCCGCGCCATACTGCGTTGAAGTACCGTCAATGTTGACGCGCGTTACCTGACCATATGGCACGCCGCTGATGGAGACAGTGGCATTGGCCAGAGCGCGCGCAGTGAGGGCCGTGACGAAAACAAGTAGGCTCAGTCCGGAGCCCAGTGTTCCGCCGTTGGCCAGAGCAACGGTGGGCGCAGTAGGCGTACCCAGCGGCATGGATGCATTGCCGTTGAGAATCACGTTCTCTTCACCGATCATGACTGCGCGCAGCAATGACTGAACCAGAGTGGCTTTGTTATCGAACTCTTTGCCACCAGACCAGACAGCTTCCCAATCGATAGAAGCTTCAAGTCCAAGGCCCGCATAGGACGCGACGTAATCCTGCTCGGTGACGCTCATTTCCGCCGAGCGACGGCCAGGGGCAACGCCGAGTTCGAATCCCTGCGTGTTGACGCCGGTGATTGCCTTCCAGCGCGTAGCGAGATCGCCACGGTCACTTACCTGCCGAGGCAGGCGATTACGTAGCGGCGTGATGACCGGATAAAGCTGAAGCGCCGGCCCGCGCAGATCAAACGCGTTTAAGTTTCCAGCCACGCCGCTGATGGTGGACTGGCTGATGGTGGTTTTGTTCAAGGAGGAGAGGTCCGCCTTGTTGAGCAGATCGAACGTCTGCTGACTGAGATCGCCAAACATTTTTCTAGTCCTTTTCTCCGCCCGGAGATTGCGGTTTTGAAGTGAATGAATTTTGCGGAAGAGTCGAGTTGTTGCGAGGTTTCTAACGCAGATATGCCGAGGCGGGCTGCGGTTTTTGCAGCGTGCGCTTGAGCAACTCATGAACGCTCGGGTCGCCGCCCGACTTGGCCAGAGCGGGACGCGCGTCATCTTCTTTAGTTACGGTCTGGGTGGGCACACCAGTGCGCGCCACGCGACCCGTGGATTCCTGGGGTGAGACGAGCTTTTCCACCAGTGAAAGGAGATTGGTCAGCGAACGCTGGATCTCCTGGTTATTGCTCTCTATTTCGCTGCGCAAGCCGGCTACTTCCTGCTCCATTTCAGCCAGCTTGGCGAGCGCAGATGCGGAGCTGGCCCGTGCCTTTTCCAATTGCGCTTTGTCATTTGCTTCCAGCATTGTGCTTTGATCTCCTGTCTTTGCTCCGGAACGTGGATCGCCCGGGATTTTTTTCATGTCGGCAGAAGCCGCTCGTGCGGCAGCGGCATCGCCGGTATCGAGAAGCGCGTCCATGTGCGTGGCGGCTTCTTCGTAGTTTTCTGCCATCTTGTCCATACAGCTTTTAATCGCGTCGAGATGTGCCAGAGTGGCTTTGGAGTGGCGCGCACCGATCTTGAGAGCTTGATTCGTCCCGCCGTTAATGCGAGTAAACTTACGAACTTCGCAAGTGCCGTCTGCTTTGACAGCGGTGAAGTGCGCGCCGGGAACGCAGGGGTTATCGACGACGCTTATCTCGACGGGATTAGCAGTGAAGCGAACATACTCGCCGTCCTTCCATGCATCGACGTAAGCGCCGCCAATGCTGAAGCCGGTGTAAACGCCAAGCATGCACTTCTGCCAAGCCACGCTGTCAACAATGCGAGCGCCGACGCGGATTTGTTTTAAGTCATCATCAAAGGCGATGGCGACGAGCTTGCCGACGGCACTTGGCACGTGCATTTCACGAACATTGCCCAGGCTCTTGCCGTCAGTGGCTTTGGCGATCTCGTCGCTCCAGTTCTTGAAGTAAGGCTTGGAAGAGTCGTAGTCGAAGATTTCGCCTTCTTTGTCGACGATCTCGGCGGTGGCAACGCCCCAGACTTCGTGTTTTGATTCGTCGATCTTTGCGATCTGGGCGAAGAGGTTCATGGATTTCATGTTGGCTCCAAAAGGAAAAAGCAGCCGGTTGGCTGCCTTGGTGGTATTCCGGATATTGCTAAGAACTTGGCAACTGAGAGGTTTGCAGTGCGCCTCTGGTCCCCAGCGGAAAGACTCCTGTGGTTGTGATAACGGCGTTGCTCATGCCAATGGGGTGCTTGCCAAGGCTTTCGCGAACTTCATCGATCGAGAGGACGCCGGAGCGGACATAGATATCATCAATCTTGGCTTGTTCCAGTGCGTTCAGTGTACGGTCCTGCTCCCAAACAAATTCAATATCGTTGAAGCCGAAGTGGCGAGTAACGATGAAATTGATGGTGTCAGCCAGATAGCCAAGGATCGGGACAAGTCCTTCCGCGGCCGCCTGCTCTACGCTGGTTTCTGCGGTGGCGCGATTCATCACACTGACAAACTGCTGAGGCGAGAGACCAAAGGCATAACAGACGATGCGCGTAATCCATTCGTCGAGCGCATCTTTCAGCATGGGGTCGCGCGTGAACTGCAGATTGCCGCATTCAGGAACAAAAGTGATACGACGGCGGCGAGCCGAGTTTCCGGCCAGCGCGCTATCAAACCATTCCTGAAATTCACTGATCTGGTCAGCCGACCATTCCTTGGGGACTTGTGCCAGAGCTTCCGGCACATTGCCTTCAGTGTAGTAATTCAAGAGATGAATCTGGCGGCGAAGGCCGATGTTGATAGTAAGAATGATCTGCTCCACCGGCGAGAAGCCGAAGAACTTATGAGCCCGCACATTGCGCGGGCGGTAGATAAGCTGGTCGGCGGTGAAGTCGACGGCGGGCAGCCCTTTGAGAATTTGCTGATACGCGACGGCCGGCGATGCCGGTGTGCGTCCCATCGTGTCAATCTTCCGCGCGATGGTAGAGCCGTCAATCACCTCGAGTGCATACAGCGCTTTGCCCGGAGACCACAACTCGCCATCCTGCGAGACGGTAGGCACAAGCACCGGCGCGTCGAGGACGAGCAGGTCCTCCAGCAGCAAGCGGACCCACTGTTGCCAGCTATGCTCGCGATCAGGATATGAGAAAAAGTTAGTGAGTTGCGTGAGCCGCGGATCTTGCTCTTCATCGTCATTACCGCTGATGGCACTGTTGCTAGTGTTGGCGGAGCGCTTGGGCGCGCCGGGCTGCGTCTTCAAGGTGAACGCCCAGGGCATGCGGCTGACCTGGTCTTTACGCGTTTCGATGCAGAGACGAACGAGGTCGAACGAATCAGCCAGTGAGCGCATCTGCTCAAATGAGATGGGCTCCATGTTACGCGGCTGAATGTTGATGTTGTAGCCCACGGGATAATCGAGTGTCCGCGGTGGAGTGCCCGCGGGAGCACTGGGCGACATGGGCAGGTCAGGGCCAAACCAAACGTCGAGCGTATTGCGCAACTTTCGGCCGACGCGCTCAACGAAGCCAGGCTCGAGTGCCGTAAGTTTTCCGCCATTGAGAGTTTCAGGCATATTCAGGCAATCCCCACTTTCACGCCCATCACGGCGGAAGTTTCAATAATGAATTCAATCAGAGAGTTTTTGCGATAAGCGGATTTCATTTGCTCGTCGTGAATGCGCAGGCCCTCATGCCAGAGGCACTGGCCCGCGTCATCGATAATGTATTCGCCTGTCCATTTCATATCTGGCTTGACTCCAAACCGCTTCTGCAGCGTTGAAAGAAAAAGTGAACGTCGATCCTGGCTCACGCGATGCGGCAGCGGAGCCGTTCCCTCACCCACTCGGTCTCACCTAAAGGGTCGACCTCGGAGTTCGGGATGGCAGATCGAGGGTGGACGCTTTATTGCAGATCGGCGCATAACTGGCCGCGCTGGCCAATTTGTCGCTTCCCTCCAAACCGCTTTCGCAGTATTGGTATGTTGAATGTCTTGAGGCCTGGGTTGTAATGCGCTCCGCTGTCCACTATATGCACACGCTCGTTTCGGTTCAGGCTGAGAACTGCGCGCAAGCCTGCGGCAGCAAGGAATTGGTTTTACAGCGATCGTTACTGCCCGCCTGAAGTCGGGCCGTGACATTTGCCTCTCCAAGGAAGACTGCCCAAGAGCGACAAATCAGTAACCGACGATTACGCGGTCAGTGCACGTGCCGGCAACGGCGACTTGGTTCTTCTCAAAGAATGAGACCGCTAGTTGCGGAAGGCGGACCGGCGCGCCGAGGGTGCCAGTGGTGACGGTGGGAGCAAGTTCGGTGGCCAGGAACGCCTGTTGCGCGCCTGATGTCATGTTAGTCGCGATGATGTAGCTGTTATAGAAGGTGAAATTCGGATTCGACTGACCCTGATCATCTGCCGTATAGACATTCATGACCAGATCAAAGTTCTGGGTGCAGGAGGCGAAGACGGTCATTTTGGTGGCATCGCCAAGACGGATGATGCTGGTATTGGGCGTTGCGCCGCCGATGGCAGCAGGCAGAGCGACGCCGCTATGCGCCAGGTCCGTGGGAGAGTAAACAAGATGAGGCATTGGACGTGGCAGTACAGGCTTGCCGTTTTTGTCCATCTCAGGAAACTGGCTGGAAGTTTGAGAGAAAACGAAAAGGGTGGTGGCACACAGAAGCGCGAGGATAGCGAGGGATGCGGCTTTTTTGTTCATGAGATTGTCTCCGTAGTTTCTTGCTTTAGACAGGTTGATCGGTACTGATCAGACTTTGCATTTCTTATGGCTTTGCAAGGCCAAATAAATAAATCTTTTCGACTCGCTTTCGGGTCACCATGCTCTCCTCGGGCATCGCTCAGCAAGACGAAGCAATTGGATATCGCCTTTACTTTTAGTTGGCTCACGCAATGCAGCAGCGGAGCCGGTCCCTCACCCGCGTGTCTCGCGTTCGCTCGCCAGCGGGATTCGGGATGGCATGTCGCGGGAGGAAACGGCTACTGACTTCTGGGCGTATCCGTCGCGATCAAAAGGCACGTCTTACGGTCTGCGCAAAGACTCGACCACAATGGGTATGGCACCCTCAAAGGCTGACAATGCCGATGAACTGCTAGGCAATGAGATACGCCGGCGACGATTCTTCTTTGCGAGGGGAAACGGATAGAGTGCGCAATAACAATCGACACAGAGTGATCGCGAGAGCTCCGATACGGAACGCCGTTCGTCTGCGTTCAGTGGCGCGTTACATTCCTCACAGCGCGGCGGACCAACACGTCCGTTATGATCGTGTGCCATAGAAACACCTCAGCGCCGAACCGCAGGCAGGAGAGCGGCCTGGAACGGCAAAATTTAGATTTGTTTGGGCCTGGTACTTGGCAGTTGGTACTTGGTAGGGTGGTGTCTAGCTTGCAAGCTTCAATTCAGCAGCACCCCAGGCTGGCCTGAACCAGCAGAACTTACAGAGCATTAGCCTGTGAACTAAACTCTTAGGGGCTTTTTTGACGGTTTTCGGGAACCTATCATTCTGCGATGGAGCATGAACCGGCGAGGGTCCTGAAGCCCTACTTCCGCTGTGAGCACGCATTCCTGCCGAGACAGGCCAATGGCGCCACATGCAAAAGTCCAGAATGAGGTTCCCGCAGCAGACGCAAACGGTACGCCGGCCTTGGAAAGGTTGCAGGCCGTTTGATTAAAGCCGGCGCCGCTCCCGGCTACACAGAACCAACTTCCGCTCTGCATAGACATCTTATACGACAACCCTGTTCCAGAAGTCAATAGCAAAAATGCTTTTCTTCGAAATTTTCTCAGCAATTAGCAATGTTATCGGACATCGTCAACTATTGACAATTATTTAGACGTTACTTAGACTTTAGACACACTTATGGCGCGCGAAACTTATAAGCAGGCTTACGCGGCAGCGAAGCAGGACCTGCTGCAACAGCTGCAAAAACGAGACGATCTGGAGCAGAAGATCCGCAAACTGAAACAAACGGTCAAAGCCCTGGGCGAACAATGCGGCGCTCCCTCCGAAGAGATTGACAAGCTGCTCCTGGTGGGGGGCTTCGCCATTGATACAAAGCCGGGATTTACAGACGCTATCCGGAGGCTTTTCCGTATCCACCAGGCACCGCTAAGCCCGATGGATGTCCGCGACGACCTGGTGAAGATGGGAATCGGCGTGGGCCAGGTAAATCTTTTGTCCTCAATTCATACCGTGCTGCGTCGCATGGCGGAAGCTGGCGAAATTGAAAAGACCGAGCGTGGAACGTTTCAGTTACCAAATTGAACGATTCGTCCCTTTCACGCGCTGGGATAAATAGATTGCGTGAAACGATTCGGCTTTTTCTGCCACTACACAAAAAGCTGCCATTTATATTATGGGTATGCCGTGAAACGTTTTTAATGAAAGCGAGATGCCTGCATGTCACAAGGACTGGACAAGCTGGAACATATTGTTGTGCTGATGATGGAAAACCGCTCCTTTGATCACATGCTAGGCGGTTTGAGCAAAAAATTTCCCAAGATCAACGGGCTGACCGGGAATGAGACGAATCCGGACAGCGCTGGCAATCTGGTGAAGGTGTCACCGGACGCGGACTGGCGCGGGCAGCTGAGCCATGATCCGGACCATCATTTCCCTGGTGTCGACGTGCAGATTTACGGAGGCGCGCCGTTCTCTCCAGGGCGCGCGGCCAACATGCAGGGCTTTGTGCAGAGCTATGGAACCCAGGGACCCAACGTGCAGGATTCCCACGCGATCATGAAGTATTTCTCACCGGAAAAAATTCCGGTGCTTACCACTTTGGCAACCGAATATGCAGTGTTCAACGGCTGGTTCTCGTCGATTCCTGGCCCTACAATCTGCAACCGGGCGTTTGCTCACTATGGAACGTCATTTGGGAACGTGGACATGAACATGTTCCTGGTCAGCGATGCTGACCGAGCGAAGATCCCGACGATCTACGAAAGGCTGGCGGCGGGAGGGCACAGCGCAAAACTTTATTACTACGATCTGCCGAGTTCGACGATGGAGATCGTTAACCTGATCAAAGACCAGAGTTTCTTTGGCGTGTTCAGCGACTTTGTTGCCGATTGCAAATCCGGCAACCTGCCGCAATACAGTTTTGTAGAGCCAAACTACTCTGACCATCCGGCGCCGGACGGCACACAGTTGCCGGCGACGGACCAGCATCCGGACCATCACGTGCTGGCGGGAGACAATTTCATTGGAAAAGTTTACGACTGTATTCGAATCAATCCGAAGCTATGGCAGAGTACCGCGCTACTGATTGTGTATGACGAGCACGGCGGACTATATGACCACGTGGTCCCGCCGAGTTGCACACCTGACGGCTTCCATGCCCCTGAAGCCGCCACCGGAGTGCCCAACCTCACTTTCGACTTTGACCGGCTGGGAATTCGCGTGCCGGCCGTGCTGGTTTCTCCCTACATTCCGCGCGGTACAGTGGTGGCAGGAACTGAAGATCCCGCGAATGAGAGGATTTTTGAGCATGCGTCAATCCCGGCGACGGTGAGTCGACATTTCCTTGACGGCAATGATATGGGCACGCCGCGAGAGCAGCAGGCAGAGACGTTCCTGGACCTGTTGGGCGACAGGCTGCGTCCGGACAATGACTGCGTATTCTTCCCGAAGGCAATGAAAGGTTGAGATATGGCGATCAAAGATGCGCCCGTAGTCGACATTATTGAGTTCGA